ATATCTAGCACATAAACAATTTTCTAAAAATTGTTAAAAAATGTTTGGTAATTAAATCCAATTTTATATTTTTGTCATCAAACAAACACAATTATGGAAACAATGATATTAGTCCCTTTAATTATATTCTACTTACTTTTTAGAAATAATCACAAATATTAAAATATGAAAACAAAAGAAGAAATAAAAAAATTACTTACACAAGATGAAAGGTTACGTGATAGTGATGCAAAACTTATTGCAAGGTTTTGGACAAATGAATTGCAAAGAAAAAATATAGACACAAAAGATATTACAGCACATGAATTTTTAAAAATGTATGCTACAAATAAATTACATAATGTTGAGGGATTAACAAGAATGAGAAGAAAAGTA